AGAAGAGGAGAGTCGGGGGTGTAAGTCCGTTCTCAAAAAAACGGCCTCCTTTGCTTAAATTGCAGTTTTGACACAATTGCCTCAAATTCACCAATTCATCGCCTCCACCAAGCCTCTTAGGTATCACATGATCAATGTGCATTGGGCCTTCACTTTGGCCACATGATTGGCAGCAGCCATCACGCCTCAACACCATCTCCCGTAACTTACGCCAACCACCCGGTGTGCCATTCTTCCAAGCTCTTGACACTAATGCCACCCATGCTTTCGCCAATGTGCTAATGCACCATTGCATATCTTGCCTTGATACCTGTGATCTATGTAGCGCAATGTCCAGTCAATCATGCGATAGCCATCAAGGTTGCGATACTTTACATTTCGCATTTGACCTAAGCCAAAGTGATTGCCATTGGGATTGATAGCTTCTACTCTCCAATTGCTTTCCTTGGTTATCAATGTGTTAAAGCATTGAAACTCTTTGTAGTTAATAATCCGTGAATGTGCATACAGCTTAAGAGAATCGATTGATGTAGTTTGTTTAACAGCTTCTGTTGCATCAGCCGGTGTAATGCCAATTACACATAGCACGGCCCAAACCATCAAACATCGGCTGCGAGCTATCCGGCTCACCGGCTCGCTACCTCGTGTAGATGGTAATGATGCTGTCAAGCAAGGAGCGTAATCTTGAGCGAGTCCCACAGGTTTCACACACCTGTGCATAACACCTGTGGATAACTTTCTCATTGGCTTAACTCAGCAATCCGGGCATCATCGACAATCTTGATGCCAAATGTCCCGCATCCCATGCATTGAGCAAACCACTCATGCTCTGTTAATTCAGCACCTTTCTTAAGGCCAAAGCGTTGCTTAGGCTTTCCATAAAGCTTCTTGCATATTGCGCAATCAAATTGCAGGATGTGCATAGTTGCTCCTTATCAATGTTTCAATGGGTTGCAGATTAACCTGTGGCACAGTCCAATTGTTTTGGCTGGTGTTTTTATATCGCGGCTTTTTGGCCACAGCTACGGGCATCCAGCCGACAATGTGCATTTTTGGTGTGTTGCCTACAACTAGCACCGCAATGTCACGATCTTCTCGGTCGCTCTCCTGTATCCACAAATTGCTGTTGGGATTAGCTGACCATTTGACCTCAATGTGTTCGCCCACATCGGCCTTTGATTTATCCCATGTGATGCCAGGTTGATAGTCATAACCTAATCGCTTGGCCACCACCATCTCAGCCAACATTGATTCGCCCATTTGTGCCACATACTCGAACCATGAAAGGTTTTTGACGATGCGTGAGCTGTGGTCGGCTGATTTGTCATGGCAATGTGATATGGCTGCAATCATGCATTGCACCTCCTCAATGCGATCTATCATCGGCAATCACCACAAAACCAAATGATGTTTTCGGTGCGGTCATAGCCTTTTTGGTAGCCAAATTGATCTAATCGCCTTAGCTGTGAGCATTTGTCACATTGCTCAATTTTGTATTCTTCGACCAGCACACCATTGCATAGCAATTTGGCTGTCATGCTCTGTGGATGGATGATTTCAATGTAATCGCTCATTTTACCGATATCCAAATCATTGCCATTAATAGCACAATTTCAACAATCAAAAGGCTTACAATTAATCGTTTTTTTGTCATAATCACACCTGCGGCTTAAAGGTGCCATCGCTGGTCAATACATACCATTGAGGTTTGCATTGCTTTTCTTTAATTTTTTCGCTGCAAAAGTATCCCGCCCAAGCTTTAGGTGCATCCGGTTTGCTTTGATTCCATCGCATTGATCCATGTGCGCACATTGGCACGCCATTAACCGCCCATCCAGTTTCATCAACTTGTTCGGCTTCTTCTCTGGTCTTATAGCTTGGCACATCGCCATGCTTTGTTGTCCAGTAGTCATAGTCAGCAGCTGGTGTCTCAGTTTTAATCAATGCCATAACCTCTTTTGTGGCCTTTTCCGTGCCACCCATAACCAATGCCATAACGCGCATTAAAGCTGAGGTGCAGGTATCTTCAACCATCCATCGCCTCATTTTTTCGCTGTAAGCTGCAAGAAAGCCATGTGCATAATCAATGGCAGCAGGATCAATTTCTGTTTGATTACGCCATGCTTTAGCTTGAACCAGCACATAGCCTTTTTCGGCATTAAATTCAATAATGTGCGTTTCAAGCCGGCCTTGCGGATATGTGGCAATCCACCTGTCAGTCCGCTCTTTATTGCCTTCGTATGAGTCCATGAACGCCATTAGCGCACCGCCTGACCTGATGCATGGCGGCCTACGGCCTTGCCTCGCTGATAGCCATCTTTGTGGCCTTCTTTGTATCCAACCGCATAGCTGCAAATGGCCCATAAAATGCAGGCCAGCACCATAAATATAAACACACCGATTTCACCTGATGTCATTTTCTTGCTCCCGTTTCTGGGAGCCGTGTCTCAGCTCCCAAATACAGAGTGACAGGCACAGACGACAAATTCAAGAATCACGCTCAAATCATGGCGTGTCGCTACCACCTAAACGCCGTTCAATAGTTTTTTCATATTCTGATTTTGGTTTGTCTTTGAGGCCATTTGATGCCAACACACCACCCAATGAACCTGTAAGAAAGATTGCCAAAGTCTTGAGCAAATCAATAAAAGCTGCATCATTGGGAGATTGATTGCCAATTGGTTGCGTGACAAAAATCAATGCGTAAGTGATGCCTAAAGTGACAATGAGAAAGACAATGGCCAAGACTGAGCCAATCAAAAACATAAGGCGTGCTTTTATATCTTCTTGGCTCAATCGCTCTTTATTTTTGGAGGCCATCACCAATCACATCCTCGGTGCAAGTGCCGGTCACTTGGCATTGTGGTTTTTGACACTCGGGGTTTTTCCAATTCTCAAATTCTTGACATGGATACCTGACCCATCCATCATAACCACACCCGGCAAGGCTTAGCGATAAGCTTAAAGCTAAACCTGCCGCGCGTAGCTTTAAAATCACTTTCCAGTTGATCCAAATGCTTTGTCAGCTGGATTGAGCCAGCGCAAAATGACTGGCACAACAGCTGCCACGCCACCCATTGCTATTTGCTTCCAATCTCCACCAGCCATATAAACGGCCAATGCAGCTGCGATGTATGAACGAGCCCATGATGCGGCAATTGCTTTTGCTTTATCCATTATTTTTCTCCTTTTGGTCGGTCGGGCAAATCACCCGAAAACGCGCCATAAGTTGGTCGGCCATAGCCGACAACAAATGACCTTGCTCCCAAAGTTCTTGATTTCACCATGACCTCGCCACCATTGCGCTGATCCCCACCGCCTGATGTATTGCCTTCGATAGTCACAATCTGTTTGTCTGATGCTCGGATAACTAAACCAATGTGATTGATAGTCACCTTGTCATCAATGATAAAATCGAAAAACACAAAATCACCAATCTTTGGTGTTTCGTGCCATTGCTTGTTTTTCTTAAATGCCTCGGCTCCGGCTTTGGTGCTGACCACATTTGGCACTTTTACACCAGCTTGATCCGCGCACCAATTGAGAAATGACCCACACCATGGCAGCTTGTCGGCTTTCATGTGTTTGCCATACTTTGTCTCATTGTTACCAGTCTCAGCTGTGCCAACCTCAGCAAGCGCAACCTGAATCAAACGAGGCAATGTGCCTTGTGGAAACATTACAAACCAAGAGCTTTCAAATCATCGGCTGTAAGGCCCAATGCGGCTAGTTTTGCTCCAGCAGCAGCTTTATCGGCTGCAGCTTTTGCTTCAATAGCCTCGATTGCTTCGCGATCTGCAATTTCTTTGGCTAGTTGAGCTAACTCTCCTGTGTTCATGTCGCGCAATGTTTCTTCGCCTGTTTCGGCATTGACAATTTTAACCTGTGGTGTTGTCATTTTAATTCACTCCATAAATCTTGACTGTTCCAGCAGTAAAGTTACCGCCCGAATCGTTGCTCAATTGAAAACTATCGATAGCCGATGCGACATTGGTTGCACCCAGAGCAGAAACGCCAAATGGTTCAACCTGTGAAGCCATTTTAGCAATTCCAACCATAAAAAATGGTTTCGTATTTGTTGTATCTGTGTAATTGTAAATTGTTAAAGCATAATCATTGACCGCGCTGCTTGCTGAATGTCCCGCATTTCCGGGGCTAATGTAATCTGGCCCAGATGTCGCAACAGTTCCACCTCTAAGGTTGGAATAATTATTCGCATCTGAACTGTCTGGTCTCAATTTCAATGTGTAAGTTCCAGTGGTTACATTTAAGCCAGTAATCAAGATGTAAAGATTTGTGTAACTCTGCGAAATGCTTGAAATAGTGATAGTTGCTGCACCTGTCAAAGTTGTTGTGCTAAGTAAAGTCATACCACCACCGCTTGCTGGTGTAGCCCACTCGGGTGCAGTACCACCAGAATTTACTCGCAAAACTTGATTAGCTGTGCCAATTCCTAATCTAACTGGAACAGTTGCATTGCGATAAATAATGTCACCAGCTGTTGTAACTGTTGATTTGGCAATTGCGCCATCGGCAAGATCATAAGCAGCTTTTACAGCCGTTGGTGTAGCTGCAAGAATTGATGATGTTGTTGATGTTGAATCTGAAAGCTGCACAGCTCCTTTTTGTGTAGTTAATGCATCTTGGATTCCGACTGTTACAGCTCCCGATGTGCCACCGCCTGTCAATGGGCTTGAGGCTGTAATTCCGGTTATATCGCCTTGATCATTGGCAATCCACACAAAATCCATGTCCGTGTTTGAATTTTTTGCAAGAATTTGGCCTGATGTGCCACCCAGTAAATCGGCCATTGATGTGGCAACAGCTTGACCAAAAACCTCAAAGTCTGCCGGTAAATCTGTAACCAAATCCGTGGCTGTCGGCATTTGCCACGAAAACGGGGTTGTTGGATTGCTCAATTTGTCTCCTTACGCTACGACTAAGGCATCAGCCCAATTTAGGCTTCCGCTAATTGTGTTCCATTGT